TAAGCTCATGCTTGCTCCTTTCTGAGTTCAGCCCAAGAGACAGGAAAAAGTTCTCGTGCGTGGCTATCAATAGACCGAGCAACTTCCTGTGTCTCTTTTTGTGCATCAGGTTTGCATCTTAGATTACAGACACGAGAGAAAGCGAAGAGTGATCCACTCCAGTACCATTCTGTCATCACTGAAAGGGGTAAAACCATACGTGCTTGCTCAGGACAAACGCCTAAATTTAACAAATGTTTATATGTCCATTCAGCATTTGCTATTATTTCTTCATAGACATTGACCATCCTTTTACCCGAACCGTAATCAGGGTTTATATCTATCTCTTCATCAGAGGAACCCTGCTTCTTGTTGTCAGCAGCTTTTCTCCATACGTCAGGTGTATAAAATTCAGGATGACTATCCACATACCTTCGAGATATTTCGTTCCACGCTAATCCAATCT